GGTCTTGTTCAACTTCTCGAAAAAATGGGAATCGGACGCCCGTCAACCTTTTCTAGCTTGATCGATAAAATACAGGAGCGCGGATATGTCAAACTTCAAGACGTCCGCGGGAAATCGATGGAGTGTCGCGAGTTCACGATCTCGGAGGGAAAAAATATAGAATCAAAAACAGAAGTTCGAGAGATTGGTGGTGAGTCCAGGAAACTTGTTATTCAACCTCTCGGAATCGTTGTTATCGAATTCCTTCTCGAACACTTTGCACCATTATTTGAGTACGAGTTCACAAAGAATATGGAGAATCAGCTCGACGAAATCGCAACGGATGGAATGGTATGGCATGAGCTTTGTTATAAATGCTGGTTTGATGTCAACACACAACTACAAGTATTGAAAGAGCGAGGTGTTGTCAAAGAAGAGATTCAGATCGACGACAAGCATTCGTATATCTTAGGGCGTAATGGACCAGTGATTCGGTGTCGCGTGACGGATGACGGGGACGCGGATGCGAAGAGCGACGCCAGCGACAGTGACAGTGCCGGTGCACCCCTTCCTTCTAAAAAAACAAAACCGAAATTCATATTTAAATCGGTGCGGCCTGACCTTGAGTATGTTAAGATCCTGCGTGGAGAGTATTCGCTGGCATATATGCTTGGCGAAGCCACAGAGGGCGGTAGCAGTGGCGGAGGAACATCATGTGCGCCAGTTGCAGTCGCCGGAGGTGGGCGATTTATGGGGCAACATCAAGGCCAGGATGTCGTTATTAAAAGCGGGAAATACGGCGCGTATGTCGTATGGGGATCAACGAATATATCATTGAAGCCATTGTTGGGTGGTGGCGGCGGCAATGTTCCATCAGTTCCTGGCACGAAAGGCAAATATACACCTAAATCAAAAACGACGACAAATCAAAAATCCGAGTTTGATTTGACATTAGATGATGTGGTACAATTCATCGAGAGAAATAGCGCGCCGGTGGTTGTCGTTGAAGACGGTGATGGAGAACCTTCCGCGTCCGCGCCCACGTCCACGGCGGCGTATGTCCAAGGCCAAGTATTACGCACAATCGACGAAAATACAACAATACGATATGGAAGATATGGACCGTATATCTTTCATAAAACGGCGAAAATGACAAAACCGGCATTCATCGCTCTAAAAGGGTTTCCAGAACTGCATGGGAATTATATAACGTGTGATGTCACAGTGTTACGCGAGTGGATCGAGAAAGAACAGGCTACTCCAGCGAAACCGAAACCGATGTTTGGGTTCTTCAAGAAGAAGTAATATTCCTTACTATTTACGGCGGCGTGTAGTACGGGCTTTGCGCTTAGATGAGCGACGACCACGACGGCGACGCACGGTGGAGCGCTTTTTCGAGGGTTTGATGGGGCGACGACGACGAGTTGAACCACCGCCGCCGGGAGTTCCAACAGGACTTACACCAGGACTTCCATCATTTACATCAACGTTCATTTGTGGATCGCAGTCATCAAAAATGTCACTAGGCAGAATTGTTCCAGTAGCTGCTCTATACTGACAAGAATTTTTTATTTGGTCTATAATATATTTTGTTTGTTCAGTTTCCAATTTTTTAAATACTTCTTCTATAAATTCTATATTAATGGCAATAACCGGTTCACTTTGGGCACGATCTTCATATGACTTAAGTTTTTTATCAAGAATAACACACGCAATATTCATCGCATCAAGTCTAATTGAGTCTAATAACGCGTTTTCACGTTGACCATCCTCACCATAAGTACAAAATAACGGGTCTAAGAGCCAATACCAATAATAATAATCTGTATACAATTTACTATCTGATGGCGTTTCTGGCGTTTCTGGCGTTTTTGGCGTTTTTGGCGTTTTTGGCGTTCTTGGCGTTTTTGGTGTAAGAGGACCTATATTCAAAAAATTACGCATAAAATAAGGAGTGAAACCAGGAGTACTATATTGTGGTACAGTAATAGCTCCATCTGCAGTAGAGTATGGTCCAAATGCTACACCTGGAGTTTGCGGTGTAAGAATATCTGATTTTGGAGTAGGAGTTTCATCATTTAAAGTAGGAGTCCACTTGAAGCAAGGACATTTTGGTGTGGCAGATCCCGGTGTGCTCATATCTATTTTACATTATTATCACAAAAAATAATCCCAAACTCTTTGTATACCCTCTTCTAAACCGACAACACACTTGAATCCAAACAATTCTTCCGCTTTCGTAATCACCGGTCGACGGCACATTGGATCATCCTGGGTTCTCGGGAGGTATTTCACTTCGAACGCACCATTCGCATTGACTGGTCGCTGTAACGCTTTACGAAACACTTCAACGAGTTCATTCATTGTAAACTCACACCCGGGATTACCGATATTCACTGGACCAATGTCATATACACTCGACCCCGCCGTCGCCATAAACGCCACCAGCCCACGCACTGTATCGTCGATGTAGCAGAACGACCGGGTCTGTGTTCCATCCCCGTAGATTTCAATCGGCTCACCACGCTTAATTTGCCGGATAAAATTGGTGATCACCCGCCCATCATTAAGATCCATTCGCGGTCCGTATGTATTAAACAACCGCGCGATCTTCAGGTCTAAATCCGGAAACCTTTTCTGGTATTCGTAGATTAGCGTCTCAGCAACGCGTTTCCCTTCGTCATAACATGAACGCTCACCAACCGTATTCACATTCCCGTAATAGGTCTCGGGTTGAGGGTGGACAAGAGGGTCTCCGTAGACCTCACTCGTAGATGTAAACAACATTTTACAGTTGTATAATACACAGTAATCAAGAACACGCTGCGTACCATTAATGGATGTCAGCAATGTCTCCATCGAATATTTTTTATATTTCTCAGGCGATGCAATCGATGCGAGGTGGTAAATTTCGTGGATATGTTCTTCATTGAATAGGATCGTGCTAATTGGTTTCGTAATATCATAATCGATAAAGCGGAATCGTGGATGCCTAGGTTCCATAATCTCTCGGAGATTGTCAAGCGATCCTGTGATGAGGTTGTCTACACAAATCACGTAATTCTCGGGGGATTGCGCGAGGAGGTGAATACAGAGATTCGAGCCGATAAAACCCGCGCCGCCGGTCACAACAATTGTTTTCTTCGTTGCCATGGAATCGAATCGACGTAATTACATATAGCAATTATTATCTAAATAGTGTATAACCGAAATAAAAATGGAAAAACTCGCGGGCCCAAATGACCTTGTCCCATCGTTCAAGATATTCTCGATATTGATCATCGTTACAATTGTTATTAAAATGGTATTTCAGTATAGTTATAATGAAAATGCAGCGCCATCATTTAGCAATGTAAGTGATATGAGCGACATAGAGCTAATCAAAGACGAAATAAAACAGAAAGACTCGTCTGATTTGAAGAAAACGATTACAGTTTATTTCAAGTCGTATATCTTCTATTATTTGACGCTACTTTGGACAGTTTGCTTGATGGTTACAATTGCGTCAATTACACTGAATAAGTATGATCCAGAAAAACCAGGATGTATTGCCAAGATGAGTATGATCAATATGATCCCGATTACATTATTTATGGGTCTATTGATATGGATTATTTATCAAAATACGGTGTATTATAATAAAATTAATTCAGGTCATGTTGCAGAAACTTATGTAACATTTGATACAGCAGTAAACATTCTTTTACTGGTTCAGGCAGGTATTATGTATGCATACATCAACCAACAAATATTATGTTCGTCGGAGATGGGACAATATAGCGAGGCAATGTCAAAATATGGTCCATATATTGCTGGATTCATAGCACTTATTGCGGGTGGATGTATGGTACTCAATGAGATCATTCTGAAGTTCTTTACGACGGATGGGTAGTCCTCCCCGCCATCCTCCGTCTCCTCCGTCTCCTCCGTCTTCCGCTTCCGTTTCCGCTTCCGCTTCATCTATTTTTTGATTACGAAATCACCGATCAGGTGATGGAGTAATCAAAAAATAACTAGATAAATTTGTATGTCAATCCACAACCTGTATCATTCTCCCAGACCCCCGATATTTTTATAATAAAATGTTGGAATTGCGGTTTGTCGTGAATCGACATATCATGCTTCCATACACTAATTACTCCATTACGTAATTGTTGTATGATATCACCACTCGGTTTTGGCACTTGAGCGCTTGATTGATGCTGAAGTTGAACCCATTTATTCAAAATACTTCGCTCAATCTCTTCAAATATAGTGAGCATCGTGCGATTATGTTCATGTTGTGGATCAAAATGGCAGTTGTAAATATTGCTATTGAAATTCTGTTCATTTTGTTTTATGAACAACTCAAATTGAATATATACGCCATTCATAATGAAATCATTGGTTGAATATGTGATTCGATTGAATATACTATTGACGATATGTGTGTTTACTCTTCGTTCGGTAAAATAAAGCTGTGAGGGCATGTATTCATTTGCATTAATAACAACGTTCATTTCGAATATTGGATCACGTATTCTCTCGTATCGTCGAAACTATTGATATATCATAAATAAATCGGTTTAAGCAAAGTTCCAATAAATATTCTGTCTATAGTGTAGAAAATACACTCACTACCAATGGCGGCGAAATATCACATCACGAAATATACACGTAAAATGGCGAAGAAAATCGGTGTCGTCGTAAAACCGTCTACGAACCCAGAGAAGAAGATCGACGTGTTTCGTCATTCACGTAAAATCGCCAGTGTTGGCGCAGCAGGTATGAATGATTTTCCAACCTATATTCGCACTCGCGGCCTCACGTATGCAAAAACCCGCAGGCGCTTATATAAAATGCGTCACGAACGCGATCGTCATGTCAAGTGGAGTGCTGGTTGGTTGGCTGATAAGTTGCTATGGTAATGGAATGGATGGAATCAAATGTACCCATTTTCGAAGTTTCGCGCGAAAATTGGTATAAATCAAAGACGCGCATACATACTAATCGTATCCACGTCATTCCATTATTCCATATAATGAAATTCTTTGAAACACATTTTAACGAATATGTCAAAAAGGTAGAAGAATATTCACTTCACCCAATCATAAAAAAAACGATGGCTACATTCCCGCACGACATTCAGCATCTACCAAGTATGATCATGTATGGCCCAAGTGGTGTAGGCAAGTATAGTCATGCATTGTATATGATCTCTCGGTATAGTCCATCTCATCTTAAGTACGAGAAGCGAATTGCCGTTGCGTATAATAAGGACACATTTTTCATTAAAATCAGTGACTGCCATTTTGAAGTGGATATGTCGCTTTTAGGTTGTAATTCAAAACACCTGTGGAACGAAATCTATAACCAGATTCAGGATATCATAAGTTCACGTTCATCGTCTAGCACAACCGCGTTTGTCATGTGTAAGAACTTTCATAGAATACACAGTGAATTATTAGAAACGTTTTATAGTTACATGTCGGACAATCTTAAGTTCGTAATATTATCTGAGCATGTAAGTTTTATTCCCGACAATATACTTCACCGTTGTAAAATGATTCCATTCAAACGTCCAACCGCTACAATGTATAATAAGTGTCTATTTTCTTCAACAAGCACTAGTAGCACTGGAACTGGCAGTGGTAGCGCGGCAAAAAAAGGATCAAAACTGGGTTCGGTTGCAGCCGCTGCAGCATCACCATCGACCACGCATCAACCAGCGTCACCAACTGATATCATAAAGGAAACTCCTATTCGTCTAACTAGTAAATTTCCGTTGGAAACAATCACAAATATAAAAGCGCTGAAATCAAATATGATGGAATTAACCGAACCTCATGAGAATATATGCAATTGTATTGTAGAGATCATTCTCTCGCCAGAAGTACAATTAAAATACGACGCGCTGAGAGAACGTCTCTATGATCTTCTCACATACGATATCAATATACAAGAATGCGTTTGGTTTATACTACGTCGCTTGATCATCAATGGCTCATTATTACCCGAAATGATGGACGATATTATGATACATATCTACACATTTTTTCAGTATTTCAATAATAATTACCGCCCGATATATCATTTAGAGAATTTCGTCTTATTACTAGTATGTAAGATACACGGATTCAAACATCAGTTTCCACCGTCGTTATCTCTCGCAAATGTCTAATTCATTTCAATCCATGTTTCCATTCCCGTTTCCAGAATCAATTCAAACCTCATTACACACGCTCGGATTTCCTGATGGAGTTACACCACCGTCCATGAAAGAACTAAATAAGAGGTATCACCTTCTCGCATTGAAACATCACCCAGATAAGGTCGTTGGAGACGACAACCATAAGGAGGCAACCGAGAGATTCAAAGAAATCAACGAGGCGCATAAACGCGTCAAAGAATACTTTTTTTCGGATGACCCTGGAGGTATGCCGGATATTCATATGGAGGCAGGTGGGTACGATAGTATTCTTCAGTTATTTATTCAATCGATACTTGTAAAAATGACAGCAGTCAATGGATCGACGACTACTGATAATAGTGCAAATGCAATTCAATCATTGATTCATATGATCATTACGAAAGGTATCCAATCTGGAATCACAATGTTTCGTACAATGGATAAGCATACATGTCTTACGTTGTATGAAATTCTCTCGAAGAACCAGGATCTATTTGGAATCTCTCGAGAGATTATGGATGAACTTACAAGTATCGTCGAAGAAAAGACGGGCGAAGACCTTGTTGTTCGTATGAACCCGTCATTGTTGGATATGTTGCTCGATCGGATATATATTCTTCATGAATGCGGGCAGATCTATTATATCCCATTGTGGCATACTGAGCTTCATTTCAATAAACCCGGTAGTGATGGAGGTAAAAGCGAGGTCATCGTATTATGTGAACCGGAACTCCCGGATAACGCATCTCTCGATGATAATAACAACTTGTTCATATCTCTCGACGTGAATATTGCCGAACTATTCTCCAAGCAGATCTTGCCAGTTTACATTAATGACGAAATCAAGTCGCGCGGGTTTATTTATTATTTGCATGCCACGGATGTTACTTTACAATCACACGGTCGTCAATGTATCCCTCTTCGTAATCTTGCCGGTAGTGGTGCTGCCGGAATCTCAAAATGTAATACGAATACCAATGATATCTATAAGGTGGGGATCCGCGCAAACGTATACGCAAATGTGCGGTTGGTGTCGGGTGCGTGAAAGCCTCAAAGGCTCAAAATTAACTATTCGCATAGTATTTATAAATTCCTCCTATTATCCAAGCAGTGTTTATTATGATTGACTGATACTGTTTGGACTTAATGCAAACAATCAACAACCCAGTTGCGCCAAGGGTATTTAATACAAAATCTATCGTTTTTTCAAACGTAACGACGTATGGGCACAATACCAATATACTTCCCGCCCATCCAATTCCTTCTAAAATAATTGTTGTACACTTATTCTGAGACGTTACTGTGTTATGATCTGGTATAGGTTCTGAAATAGGTACTATTTTATTCGATGCATATGCTTCGGACATATCTGTTAATTATATCATACATATAATATTATATTGTAATTCACGTTATCATCAAAAAAGATCATGATAACATGAAAAAGCATGAACTCTGAAAAAATTGAAATGTAAAATTGTATTACTAATACATGCAGCGATCAAGCAATCAGACAATTACAATGGACAATTTCAGAAGAAGCAACAACTACAACAAGGATATTCACGGCCAGTGGCGCGCGAATGCCGGAGAGAAGGTCGTCTACACAGAAGACTTCCCTGCCGCCATTCTTTGTGCCACCGAATTTTCAGACAACTCTACGGGAAAAGGAAGAGCGACCAGGATCGAAATCGAATTTGATATTACTAACCCCGACGCAGGCATTTTCAGACACACCGACAACGGACGCGGCATTGAAAGACACTCGGACCTTACCAGATTTCTCAAGTTTGGAAGCACTGAATCTTCCGATACGTTTCACCATTACGCTTGGGGTCGTTTCCGCGCAATGACTGCGTTCATGCCCGACTACGAAACCGCTGAATGGAATGCCGACTTCAAGTTTCAGAGCAACGTCAATTCTCTCAGCCGCGTTTGCCAGCCTTGGAGCACATTGGAGAACATGCAAAACTCGATCGTGGATGTTCCCATCACTGAAGCAAACCGCCACATCGGGTTCGAAATGGTAATGAAGTTCAACGTCTCGATCTTTGGCGAAGAACGTGCCGCAATTTACGTTGCAACGCCTCAATTGCTGTTCGACAAAATGAAGGAACGCCTCACTACGAAGTACGGCGAATCGGTGTTTCGTGACACCGAGTTCGTCCTCACTGTCAAGAAAGGTGCCTTCGTGATGAGCGAAAGTTCTCGAACGCACAACTGGAAAACATTCGAGCAAATGCTGCGCGAACTCTCCGAGAGATCCCCTACATCATGCCAGGTTGTGTTTGCCCAGACGTTTCAATGGAGAAGCATTCCAGCACAAGTCATCGAATACAAGCTGTCTCGTGAAAATCCGGAGCTATCACAACTGTTTCCAACCTATGGCACTCGATGCATTCCCGCACAGCGTGTTCTCATCTGCAACGATGACCGCTTGATTGAAGCCCGCAGAAAGTTCATCATGGACAAACGCGATGGACACAATACCCAAAATGGAGAAATCGTCTTCATCAAAACAACCTCTGTCGGGACTGGCGGTTCATTCGCAGATCAGCCAACTCCTTCCACCACAAAGGTTTCCATCAAAGACGATTGCCCTAATCTTCCAGGTATATACCAGATGTACGTGAACGAAAAGAAGCGACTTGAAGACGAGAAAGCAGCCGAAAAGAAGGCAAAGGCCAAAGAGGCACGTGAAAAGAAGAAACAAGAAGAAGCTGACAAAAAAAAGAAGCCGGCGCTTGCAGTTGCCGGTGGAGGCGGTGCTGCTGCTGTTCCTGCCGCGGAAGAGTCAAAAATCGTTGCTCAGAAAAAACGCAGATCGGCTACTCCTCCTCCTGCGCCTGCGCCTGCGCCGGTTGTGAATGCGGACGTTCCAGCCATTCCTCTTCAACCCAACGCAACAAACATCAATCTCGGCCGCGGGAATGAAATCAGAAATGATGTCGTCTTGAAGATGTGGGAGATTATGTCAAAGTACATACAACCTGAATCAGTCGATCAATCCAAGGCAGAAATCAACCAACATTTCGGAATCTCTTTGTAAAGGTAAAGGTAAGAAGAATCATGTGTGTATGTGTACTAACACTTTTTTTAGTATTTCATTTTTTACGATCATAAGTAAAAAAATGAAATTACCTGTAAACAAGGTGTTAGTATTTTTTTGATATTCAACAATAATACAAACATACCTGTAGTCATCGATTGACAGTCTTGTATATGCGCGTTATTCTAGACTATTTTAGACCTTGCGGACAATCTTCTTCTTGGAAGCAGCGTCACCTCCAGCAGCAGCTGCAGCGGCAGGAGCGGCGACAACTGGAGTCGGCTTGGCAACAGGAGTCGATGCGGTTTTGGCGACAGGAGCAGCAGCAGGCTCGTCATCATCATCCTCTATGATTGCAGAGACGTTGTCGTGATCATGCTCACCACCATCAGCATCGCCATCCACGTCAGTAGGCACAACCTGTGAGACAATCTTGGTCTTCTCCTCCTCGTCCAGCTTGATATGGCACTTGCCCTTCAGCGACATCTTGGGCTTGACGATCGCCTGGAACAGCTTCCAAGTCACGCCAAACTTACCATTGGCGAACCAGATACCGCCGCACTGGATCGAAACGGCGATGTGACTGCCCTTCGCGATAAGATCCTTGGGAGACAACGCAGGATTCGATGCGTCGGGGAAGATCGGCTGCATGTCGACGTCATAGAGCTCAAGCTCCTTCCATTGACCATCCCAGAAAGGCAACTTCACCTTGAGAGTAGGAGCACGCGTCATATCAGCCTCCAGAGTGTCCTTGTTCTTGGGGTACTTGAGAATCGGGGTCCAGAGCGCATCCACTGCATCAGCCGTCATCTTGGGCTTGCTGAACCATTCCTTCGAGTTGGTGATTGCATCCTCCTTGATTCTCTTCTCGAATGCAGTGATATTTGCGAGAAACTTCTTCGTAGCGGGAGTCTCGAAACCGTCATTGGGAAACTGGAGCGCAAGATCATAACTTACCTTGCCAGACTTCTCATCCGTGAAATCATTGACACCCCAAGTGAGCATCAGAGGAGACGACAGATTGAGAACAGTGCTGGTCTTTGAGTTGACAATACCAACACTGCGACCGCCGACAGAATTCACCTTGGGCTTGGTGTATTTCATGTCAGTAAGAGGATTGAAGGAAGCGCCGGGGATAACCATTTCAGAAGCCATTGTGATTGAGTACGAGTGTTTAACGATGTGTTGAACGATGATATATGTATTCATCATAAATGTTTAAATCAATTTTTTATGATGGATGAAAATTCAAATACTAATTGATCGGTTGCTACGATGCTCCGGCGAAGCCGCCGTCGTAGGGGGCGGAACCCCGGCGGAACCCCCTTAGCACCGCTTCTTATCAAATATAGAAACAACCTCCCTAACAAGAATGTCAAACTCCTCACGTTGAGTAATCGAAAGCGAAAGAGTATCATTGAGTTTCTTCAATAGATCCTCAAGACGCGCGCGATCCTTCTCAATGTCGGCTGTTTTCTGCGCTTGCACTTTATATTCATTTGCAAGAGCTGTCAACTTCTTAAGTTCAGATGAATAATCGGTATTTTCCTTTTGGATCAGGTTCTTGTATTTGTTATAATGATTAACAAATGCAGTAGCGACATATCCAGAAATATTATGAGTATTAAAATGTATGCCGGTAAGAAGCCGAACCATCTCATCCTTGTATTCATCCTTAATCAGCTTATTATCGACGGTTGTCTTGACATTCTCAATGTGAGATGCGAGCTCACCAAGTGATTTCAAAAATCCAGGGCGCATCGCGTCAAGGGTTTCAAGGTATCTTGTATCGGCGATCATTTTCTTATAATGGGTCTGAATTGTCGCGTTCAAGCGCTCAGACTCGTCATAAAGCCTCTTCATTGCTGCACGAGACGACTCTAAACGAAGTTGCTCATTTCGAAGCGTAACACTGACACCGTTGTAGTTATTTCGGTTCTCAGTTTCAATCTTCACTTGTTCATCACTGGTTTCCTTCATGATCGTCAAAATCTTCTCCTGAAACTTGGTCAACTTTACATTTGTCTTTGCATTTGTTGCGATGATCTCGTCAATTGCCGATTGTTTCGGAATAGTGGGAGCAGCAACAACAGGAGTAGGCGAAGCAACAACAGGAGTCGGGGCAGCGACAGCCTTTGGAGAAGGATCAGCATCGAAAACAGGAGTAGGTGCTACACGAACAGCAGCAACTGGGGCTGCTACAGGAACCGGAGCGGGAGCGGCGATCGGAAAATAACGGCAAAACACGCGGTTATGGTTATTATTGTCATTCGTCCAGAGCCATTCAGCATCAGCCGGGATATTGGGACGAGATCCACGCCCAACTGAACGCCAAATATTGCTATCCTGGTTACGACCATAACTAACTGGCTTGGTCCACAATGAATCATCAAAGTTATTCCTTGTCCAACCAAAGCTTTCCTTAAGGGAGCAACGCCAGTCAAAAGGTTTTGTAACTTTTCCTCCGAAAACACCGATGAATGCAGCGGGTCCGCCTTTATCCACACCGTCGATCGCAATAACATCACCTGGCTTCACAAGAGGCGAAAAATGATACGTAGTTGTCCAACTGGTTCCACGTCCAATCTTCTCTCCATTGACATACATATCAAATTCGTTATCGCAAGTGAAGTAGATTGGCAATCTAGTAGCGGGAGCAGGAGCGGGAACTGGAACCGGCGCAGGAGCGGGAACAGACCTCACAGCAGCAACGGGTGCAACTACAACTGGCACTTTAACAGCCGGAGCGGAAGCAGGAGCACTCGCAGCCTTGGGCGCAGGTACAGACACTTTAATAGATATCTTTGGCTCCGGGAGTGATGCAGCTTTGGGAGCAGGCACTGGTGCAGGCTTCGGTGCTGGAGCTGGTGCAGGCTTGGGAGCAGCCTTGGGAGCTGGCGCAGGTGCAGGCTTCGGTGCTGGAGCAGGCTTTGGTGCTGGAGCAGGCTTTGGTGCAGGCTTCGGTGCTGGAGGAGGAGGTGGTGGGCTTTTAAATATACGCTGTATGACTTTTGGTACGAAGCGGCGTAATAAACGTCGACTAGAAGACAAATCATTCTCTGCCACTATCTCGGTATCCACATCATACACAGGAGCTACAACATCGTCGATTTTATAAGAGTCGACCTCGTTGGAAACAGTTTCTGTGTATACTTCTGGAACATCAAGTATCGTGATACTCGAAACCAGTGATACCGAGAGAAAACAGAGGAGAACACATGATGATATACGCATAAAATGGCAGTTATACAATACTATCATAAAATATCTTTATGTCGTAAAAGATAATAAACATTTTATGTGACTATATATATTTATTAGCGCGTTTGCGGAGATCAAATGTCGGTTGCTCCTGTAACAAATAATGCATCAAATCGCATTGAAACACAAAAATTATACATGACACTACTTCAATTCACTCTTTATGATAATCCATATAAGTACTATTCACGTAAAATAAAACTAAAAAAAGTTCCGTCATTACAATCCTTACATTCAGGGCCAGGATCAGGGTCCGTAACTGGATCTTCGGGTCCAATTGAATATGTAATCGCGTCAATGTATCCAATAAACCCCTCTATGTCGACAACCGTGAATGATGGTGTAAAAACCCGTAAAAAAATGAAACTAACACCCGCGCCAGCAGCAGCGACTTCAGCATCGACCGCGACAGATAAAGAACAAGAAGGAGAACCAGAATCGCCTAAAGGTAGTAAGAATGCATCATCGCCATTGGAAGAAGAACAAGTAACCAACGTGATTATATTCAAACCCAGTGAACACGAAAAGATGAAAAATACAAAGTACACATTAACAGAATTACGAACATTGTGTACGCATTATGGTATCAAAAAGTCAGGAACAAAACCGGAATTAACACAGAGAATATATACCCATTTAAAACAGTCCTATTATATTGTAAGAATTCAGCGTATTTTTAGAAACTTTATCTCTGGGAAATATCGCGTATTGTGCGGCCCGGGTTATCTTCATACGTCGCATTGTGTGAATGATACTGATTTCTATACATTTGATAAATTATGTGAAATCAAGCCTACTGAATTATTCACCTATCGCGATAATGACGACAAAGTATACGGATTCCATATTGCTTCTATTTTCCATCTTGTTATTAGTTCGTATCCAAATATCACCAATCCGTATAATCGAAAATTGATTCCCGCAGCGATCATCAACAACCTCTATGAAAAGCTTATATACGGTTCTTTACTAGGATTTCGCGTTTCTGTAAAACTAGATGATCCAGATGAAGAAGAACAACAGGTTACAGTTGGAAATTTAACCACAAGCAGTGGTCTATCGCGAGAGAAACAAGAGGAGCTCTTTATTGTCGATTTATTCCAGCACATCAACACGCTTGGAAACTACTCTGATTCAGAATGGTTTATCGCATTACAACGTGCAGAACTTATTCGGTTTATTCGTAATGTACACGACATATGGTATTATCGTGCCAATTTGTCGCAAGAAATGAAAGAGCGAATATGTCCTCCGAATGGAAATCCGTTTGTATTAAATAACGCTCATGTTAATTTGAACGTGTTGACATTATTGACCGATCCAGAAATTCGCACGATATGTGTCTCCATTATCGAGAGAATGGTTCGTCGTGGTGTATCACGAGAAGATCAATGCCTCGGTGCATTCTATGTGCTCGCAACTCTTACGATTGTGAGTCAGGATGCGAGAAATGCGTTACCGTGGTTATATGAAGCAGTTATGTAAAATCGCGATAACATTGATAAAAATACGCACCTGATCATGATATGAAAATATATCGCGAAAACAACTTAAAAAGACATTACTCATATGTGTATAACAATCAAATCCGATGGTTAAGTCTGCTCCTTCTTCTGCCGCCCCTGTTGCCGCTTCTGCCGCAGCCCCCGCTGCTAAGCCTGCCAAGCCTGCTACCCCCAAGGCTGCTGCTAAGGCTTCTGAGTCTGCCCCTGTTGCGGCTCCTGCCCCCGCTGTTGAGGGCGCTGATGCCTCTACTCCTGTCGCTGAGGTTGACGGCTCTGTTTCCACTGCTCTCTACGGCAGTGTTCTTACCAAGCTTCAGAGCGCTCAGGCTCTTCTTGCTTCTATTCGCTCTGAGGTCAATGAGCTCAAGCGCCAGCATGCCCGCGAGCTTCGTGCTGCCAACAAGGCTAACAAGCGCCGCAAGACCAACGCGAACCGTGCTCCTTCTGGCTTCGTGAAGCCCACTCTGATCTCTAACGAGCTCGCTGCTTTCTTGGGCAAGCCCGAGGGAAGCGTTCTTGCCCGCACTGAGGTTACTCGTGAGGTCAACGCCTACATCCGCAACCAGAAGCTTCAGGACAAGGACAACGGTCGCAAGATCAACCCCGATGCCAAGCTTCTTAAGCTTCTGAAGCTGAAGAAGGGTGAGGAGCTCACTTACTTCAACCTGCAGAAGTACATGGCTGCTCACTTCGCCAAGTCTGCCGCTCCCGCTGCTGCTGCTGGTGGTGCTGTCAAGGCCTAAACACGTGGTCGGGGTTGTTCCAAAATAAAATAAAAAACAAAAGACAAAAGACAAAAGACAAAAGACAAAAGACAAAAGACAAAACAAAATAAATCGTGCGGTTGCACATCCAAGCGCATATGGTATAGTGGTAGAACGCCTCCCTTCCAAGGATGAGACTCGGGTTCGATTCCCGATGTGCGTAGTATTGAAATGAGTATAAAAAATATATTCATTTCATCTTGATTTTCGTGTATAAAATTCAAATACTTTCCTCGTTACTATTCCTCCGTTTTCGTTTGTGAAACGAATGCAACTCCTTAAACGATGATACGTCATTTACACCATACACTTCTTTTGCGATCAAACACGCTTGTTCTTCTGGCGACTCAACACAAAGACCATACACAGGTGATGATGTAAGTGACGTTTTACCAGACGAAAGTGATTTGATAATAGTTTCGTCACTTGGTGATGGTTCGATAAATATAAAATCCTCTTTGGTCATGATTTCAATGATTCGCTTTCTCTGTATATTTTCGCGGTTCAAAACTACGAGTTGTTTGAATGGTTTTCCATTTGAAATTGTACTGACATCAAACATGGCTTCATTCGAAATATATGTGATTGCACTTACCTCAACCACTCCATTCTGATCGATTTCGCATAGTTTGTCCTTGTCCTTGTCCTTGTCCTTCTCGACCTTCGTCGCGGAAGTTTTGCGTGGCTGTGAAGCATACCAATCATAAAACCCCCCTCCGCTATCATGGTATTTCGATTGATCTTTAACTGAAAGTGCCTTAAACTTTGTGAGCTGTCTGAATACGGAATCGGGTGAATGAGTCGAATGTATATTAGAATAGTCTGTTCCACAAACAACGCACATCATTTTAAATTCCTGCTGTGTCAATGAAAGCGACTTCAAAATTTCACGTGTGTTGTAGGATATGACAGAGTGGTTTAGTAAACTTATATTACGCAGCACAATTGGACAACCATACACAAACATATCCGTATCATCACTCAAACATGCATCCACGCGCTTTTTCAATGAGAGGTTCGCACATAATGCGTCTGCTTCACCTTCGGCATCTATTGTAGCAAACCCAAAACTGACAAGCAGTTCTTTCACATTCGCAATATCACAATCACGTAATCGAACAAACTGCTTTTTGAGTTCACGCATTGTTTCGGTAATGTCATCCAGTTCGGTTGTCGTGACAGCCGACGACGCAGGATCTTCTTTCTTCTCTTTCATCAATTTCGCCAGATTATCATATTGTCGTTTTGCTTCTTCTTTCTTCTTTCGACGTAGCTCTATTACATCGGTTTTTTGAGGAGGAGGAGGTCCATCGAAGACAAACACTGCGTGGATATTATAATGCCGAAAAACCGACCCCATTAAGTACATATTCTCAAGCAACGCTCCTTCTCCTGAATACCGATACATGTAAATACTTGTATCTACCGCGATTCTTTTTCCAGTAAATTCCTTCAAGTGTACACGTGTTGAAGCGCTCGTACATCGATTTTGTATGAACCGATTCAAACAACGAATACCCATTTTCTCTTTTTACGGTGAGATACTCTTACCATAAAAAAACATTATTTCATTCAATTTTATCGACACTTCAAATTGAAAGGATTACTAAATTATTAAGTGTGTGCCACTTGCGGTTCATCTTCGTCGTCGCTGAAAACAGTGTCTGCATCAATTATGATCACATTATGTTCCTGGGGATTCGCTTGGCTTTCAGCAGCGGTAGATGCTTCAGGCTCTAATGGGTCGGCGGCGGCGCTTGCTGATTCATCGACGTTCAATTGAATTCCATTACCGGTTTCGTTAGTAGAGTCTGACGTGGTAGGAGCTGAAGTCGCGGGTGTGTGCGATTTCTTGTTGTGCTGATGTATCTTGTGTCGAACATATCCCTTGATGTCATAATAATCACGGTCCATTTCAGAATAGATGTCGTCTTTCATACCGGCCAATTGTTCCTTGATATCATAAACGTCGTTGCTGGATTGAGCAACTTCATCCTTCAAGAAGTCCACCGTCTCTTTGGTATCAGACAACTCTGCATCGACCATTCCGATACTTTTTTTGAGCGTCTCGCACATCTCGCGGACTTGCTTCACTTCCTCGACCATTCCAAAATAACGATGCGAGTGGTATTGATTGGAACGAGTAACGAGATCAGTCATTTCGTTATTGACATTTTGAACCAATTCAGTACTTGCCTTGCTTTCAAACTCCACCTCACGTGAAATCGCGCGAGCAAACTCCTCACGCAAATCACCGGCGACCTGATGAAGACGCTGTTCGATACGATTGTGCACTTCGCCGATATGTTTCATCATGATCGCCTCATGATCCTTGACACGATTATTGAGACAATCTGCCGTATGAATTGCTGCATCCAACTTGGCCATAAGTTCATTTTCGCGACGGATGAACAAATCATAGTCACTGTCGTACGTCTTGTGTAATTCGCAAAGCTCTTCGCGGAGTTCGGTATTTTCTTTCTCCAGTTTGTGAAGTCTCGTATTGAACTCACCGCGAAGTGTATCAATATAATCAAAGATCTCATGGTCTGCACTGGAACTTCCATACGAGATATCTTCACGCACCTTCTCGCACTTCTTGTTGACGTATTTTCTCAGTTTGCGGACGTGTTTGGAAAGGACATTATTTTCCGTGATGTCAGTTTGAACTTGGGCAAGCTCCGCCTTCACATCCTGCAGTTCTTGATACATTTCATCCGATCCGCGAGTAAGTGTTGACACACTCGATTTGAGATTTTCGTCGTTCTGCTCGCACTTTACAAACAATGCGGCCACATTTGTCCAGAGAACAGTTTTTTCTTCCGAGTCATTGTTCGCATATGAAGCCGATAGTGGCATCAATGCAGGTATTTCTTGTTGAGCTGGTGTATATATTTTGGGGTTATTCACCGAGAGGGAAACCAACCTTCCAGTAGAGGTTTGAGGAACAGGGCGTGAAGACGAAGACGACATTACGAGATGAATCGATGATATAATATATTATAAACACATCGATTTATATTCAATTTTCGCAAGTTATCTATTTGAAATACTAAATCCGCGGAATTATCATTCCATCGTCATTCGCATCGTTTTTGTTGTGATCATCGACCCGTGTGAATGTTTATTCGCATTTTCAATAAATGCCACCATACTTAATACCACTGGATCTCTCGAAATCGCACATAAGAAATCTACAAACTTCGGCAGAGTTTTATGCAGTCTAGAAAATCGAATCGCGCCAATACGACCCTTACCCTGATTGTGCTGGCAACACCACGAAATAAATGGGATCGCGTATACTGAAAGAATACCCCCAAGAATATAATATGCATACACATTCGTGTCTTCGACGTATCGTTTATGACACAATTCTTTATTTTCGGATGATGGGATTGTGATATGCGCATATCTGAGTTTCATAATATCAAGCACCTTTACCGTTTGATACACATAAAAAATCGAATTTTGTAATATTTTCTCTCGAACAACGCGAACAAATTGACTTTGTGTGACCTGCGATTTTGATGCTCCATCATGGAAATATGTGTTGAACATCGTATTTATGATGCGCGCCCATGTTTCCGTATACGTTTCAAATAAAAGTATATCCCCGTGTGGAATACAAAACGTATGACGAAGTCTTGCATTTGCTTCTTGTAGATCTTGGTCAATGAAATCCATATTAAAATTATGCATCGACTCGTGAACAAATACTTTGAACCACTCCTCGGTACGATATACAACAATCTCTCCATCACTTTCACAATTGCGCGTAAGACCTGTATTCACATGAATCGCCGAGAGAATCGCATTATCACCTGATGCATTTTCATGTGGTCGCTGTTTTTTGAATGGTGTCATATAAAAATATACATTAAGACTTTTATTCGAACAATCATGATCTGACAAACTTGTAACAATTGTAAGCCACATAAACACCTTGTATGCGTAAAGTTGATATACCGCGATCTCGGAAGCACACAAGAACGAGGATGAAGATGCCCAATTATTGTTTCGACTACATACGGAAAAATGGGATTCGGGAAATGTGATAAAATGAATGGTTACTGCACGTCCACGAATTGTCATTTGAAACTGAATACAAAACTCTGATTTCTCTCGAATATATGAATACACTTTGTATGGAATATACTGATCATCGTCGTTATCACTATTATTTCGTCGTAAATCATAAGTTCTCTGTAGCCCTGATAAAATGCGTGGATGAGGAAGATCGTTTGCAGAATTCTTGATTTCTGTAATATGGTATGCCAACTTTGTTTCAGTTGGTGGTTGTTGAATCATATTGTCTTGATGATGTGCGTCAGCTGACGATTTCTGATATATTTCATATTCTGCACGACGAAATGTATCATAAATCTTTTTAAAGAAGTCATTTGTTACATCTTTATTTTCGTGGATATGCGAACGGATTGTACGAGGTAATTGTGCAGTATAATCTCTCATAAGCTGTTGCATCGTTTTTTGAATTCCATTTGTGTCTTTTTGGATATCCTCTTCGATCCACATGGTTCTTATTATATTATCTGCCTATTATAATATAATAAAATCAAATGTTCAATCTTATCTTCAAGAAATACTTTAAACCAGGAACAATACATATCTTCGTATTTTCATTTTTAGTCTTTATCGTGTTAAATGTCATCGAGAATGTAATTCATTACAATATTGGTAAATTTCATGAAGGGAATGTGAACGGAAAGCCTAGCGGTAAAACATCAGTTGCTGGTTTTCATTTTACAAACCCATCAAATGTAGACTGGGTGCGTATTGTTGTAATTATGTTGATTTTCGCGGTGCTACAGGGATTCTTTACGAGTTATTTCAGCGTATGCTGAAATGCCAGCGTATGCTGAAATGGGAATGCCAGCGTGTGCTGAAATGGGAATGCCAGCGTGTTCTGAAATGGGAATGCCAGCGTATACTCACGTTATCGCGAAGCACCTGTTCGCAACTTGTGACGAACTCGCATTAAATGCTGATACACCTCAGGACGCGATCCGCGTTGATAATGAACCAATTTCGCATTCCGTGTGGCTAGAAGTAGGTCTTTAAGACCCTTGTTCTGAGAGAATTTCGCAAACATTGCATTCTCCATCTCTCGTTCACTCCGTCCATGATTAAAAAAATCTGGATCGATTGTGATTCGCGAAGGCCGGATAATTGTGCTATGATTCAATTTTCCACTTTTACTGCCGGCCGCTTTTGCAAGAACTGGATCCGCAGATAATTCCGACCTTGAATCAAGTGAAAACTTCAAGTAAAATTCGCGGTTGTTATTTTTAAATTTACTCGCTTGATAATAATGCTCTACACTTTGCCATGTATGATTGTCTAGCATAAACGGTTCGTTCCAGAAATTCGACAATTTACGTCGCCAGTTCTCAAACGTCGAGAGTTTATGGAAATGAATCTTATCCGTTTCTGGTATTTTTTCACCTGCTCCCATACCAGGAAGCGCGTTTGGATTCGATTTCGCGTAAAACTGGAACACAATATCCGGTGTGTATAAATGTGCACCATTTCTCCCACTACTTGAACTCGTATGAACTTCTTCCAGTAAATCGTCGAGACTTTCATTCGGTATATCATCTACACGTATCCCAAGTTCGCGTTGAAACAATTTAAACTGAGGAATTGCGCTATATGCGCATATCTGATTTTCTAAGCATTTCGTAGTTATAAGTAGTTTAATATCATAAGGAAGTTCTGAGAATGCAAGCACACCGTGTGTTTTATACGTAATGAGAGAATACCTTGCAGCCTTAGAATCGGGCAAATGTCGTCGAGGACTGCGACTACGGGGTGTACGAGCACGACCCCCACTTGCACCTCCCATCAGTTCACCCCCTGTATCAGATGTTGCATTCACCAGTGAAACACCTTTCCCTATCAAAATATACCCAGTAGGTTCAAATACACCGCACTTGGTATCATTGCCTGCGCCATTGTCACATAATAATACATTATCAATATCTCCCGCATCATATGCATCGCGTGAAAACATAACGAATTTAAGGTTCAATACACGCTCCATAGTAGCGATTGCCCAGCTATCCGGCCAGTAAATCGAGGTCATCATTCGCTCTTTGAGTTGTTGTGTGGATCGTACCTCTCGCATATAATCGTATTGCGACGAGAGAAGTTTAGTATACTTCATTTCTTCGTGTTTCATGTTGTGTTCTATGACGAGTTTTTTTGCACCAGCAATCATCAGTTGTTGTTGTGCGCGATCGTGAATTGTCGACACCCGGCGTTTTATGTCATTGTAATTATTCACCAATTCTTTCGTCTCTCGCGTTTGGGTCCGAGTGAGTGCATGATACATTCCGAATTTCTCTCGATACGCGCGAAACACTTCATCCGTAACTTCCTCGGAAAGTTGTTTACGTAGTTCAAGAATAGTCGTCGTCCGTCCTTGTGTGAGAAGTGCGTCTCGAATCACTGCAAAAAATGCGTCACTTCCGCCTTCATTGTCTATAAAGTTGAAATATTTATTTCGAAGATACTTCTGGATCCAAAGATCGGTTGCCGGGTTTGGTTTATACTGGCGTCGCTCTAATTCAGATTGCTCTTTTGTCTGAAGAGGGAGGATCGATGCACCAGATAATAAGTGTTTTTGACGCGCGTCAAGGCCAAATAATGTATCGGCAGAGCCGTCTCCTTCATTACTATCATCACTACTATCACCATCCGCGTCGTTTACATTCGACGTCGTAGTAGTTGGTTTTCCGAGAGATTTCTTTATTTCTTTGACTTCGGCAGCCTTTTTCTTTGGGTCGACGTTGGCAGCAGCGGCGGCTCCGGCCTTGGAATCGACACCTCCTTTTGCGCGTGATTTACGTAATAATTCTACATTCACGAATCCGTATAATAAAGGCATCAATGCATGAATATCTAGATCACCAGATTCGTCCATTTTTATATGATTTGATGGCATTTCATACACGCCGATCTGTTTCATGAACTCCATATCTGCATTAAATAAATAAATCGGCGAGTATACCACATTGTACCTTTTAGCGAAGTGGTAGTTTAATTGCCCTAGACCGATGATTACTTTTTGCGGATCTCGCAGTAACTGAACCTGAAATAATGGTGTATTGTAATTAAAATCCTCTTCTTCTAAATGTGAGTATTCGTGATAATTTACGTTTGTATTCAATTTTGATTTTACCATACGTACTATTCTACAGAATATAGGTTTGTAATTATTATATACTAATAAATAATAATTACACGCAAACCGCGAGTTCATGACCGATCGGTCGGTCATCTTCATCCCACACTAACGATAAACTAGCGTATTTCGTTCAGCCCCAGTCACTTCATCCGTCTCTGTGGTAATAAACGACAATTTAAATCGTCGCTCCTTTGCCTTATTCAGTGCAGTAATAACCCGCTTATACCGATCAACATTATTATCCGATGTTCCACCTGCGCCCAGATGAAGTGCGTCTGCTTCATTTCCGTAATCCAATATTTTCTTGTCCTTCCAAATATCGTGGATCGAAAGAAAACTAGGAATATTCATAATAAAAATACCCACATTTCGGCGATGATAATAATTACTTAAAATCACATCATCCGACAAACGACAAATTTGATTATCAATCGCAGTATAACGCGTTATATACTCCATAAAATCATCACCAAATGTATTCAGTTTGACACAAACGGAACCGTATCCTTCTGCAATAGTGGCGCTATCTTTATGCGCTCGTTTTCCGTTCAACTGCATATTTACAAAATCGAACCCGGTTGATGTCCATACATTATTATCTTTCGAAGGAATCATCTTTTCGTATGTTTCAATCATTCTCTTCGGATATTCAATATCATCATCAAGATAAATGATCCGTGTATTGTTTGGGTCGTATTCTTTTGCTCTGTCGCGATCTGTCAAATATGCTACTGTAGGTATAATTTTCGTCGCAGGTCCGTAATCAATCGGAATACGGTTTACTGTCAACGATTTACGTATATACTTCGGAACAATATACGACTCTCCTGTTCGCGCAAATTCTTCGGGGATATTCAATAAAAATAAATCAGGTTTTCGGGTTTGATTTAATATACTGTGTATCATCTGACTACATTTATTAATACGAGTTGGGCTGGTTGTAAAAGATACTACAATTTTTGTCATATCGGCGTTTTGTTCGTATAATCTATTTGTCTTCAACACTCTATATTTTATTTCTTCGCCTTTCCAGAAATCTCATCCAGCATATCAAGATGCTTGAAAATTGTCTTGTTTGTAATACTTGGTTTCGATTTTATTTTCATCTTCGACACTTCCGTAATTTGTTCGACGCGTAGCTTGAAGAGATCAATCGTTTCCTGATCAATTGTACCACTGACCTTAGTATTGAATACCATGTGACTATGCTTCACCATGATAAAGAGGTTCTCTGCGAGCTCGTCCACCTCATTCGTCTTTCCTTCTTGACGCATGTTCGAGTACATGAGCTCCTGAATCTGGCGCATCAACCCGAGCACCTGAGATTTCTCAACGATTCCAATTTTCATCAGATTCACAATGAATAGCGACATTGCCTTTCGTTTCTCATTCGCCTTATTGATATCACAAAACTTGTCATAGTTCTTCTTGGGGTCGCAATATTCAATGGTTTCGAAAAGAGACATGAATGAAGCCAAATTGCGTTCAAATACGCCGCGAAATACGGCATATTGCTCATGTTCAGGTTCCTTCTCTTTCGCCATCAAATCTTGGAACAACCTAGCATAAATCTCCGAATAGAATGCATTTGAGCTCGCAGTGTTGAAGATTGACGATGCGACACGGTCCATCACAGCAACTGTATTGTGTTCATCAGAAGTGTCTTCTTTAGACGCAGTAAATAGTGTGTCGATCTCTTTCAAGATATTCGCCAACATGGATGAGTATGTCTTGTCGGTCAGCTTGTTCAATGCAGAACGAATATTGTCAATACTCAGTTCAATACCCTCTTTCTTCTTCATCTCGGTCTTCTGGAATGAAAGTATTGTATCCCACTCACTGTTCGGGATTTGTTGTGGATGGTGGCGCGAAGATGATCCAGATGAACGCGTAATAGAATGTCCAAAGCCACTACTACCACCATCAGACACATTCATTCCTTCGCTTCCACCGAACCTACTCTGAAATGTATTTGCGCTGCTTCCTGCAACATGATACCCGCCGCCGCCGCCTCCTCCACCTCCTCCAGTCAAAGGAGTCGCAGCATTCCGAAAATCTCCTGGCTCACGAACAGGAAACACCGGTGTTTTGATATATGTCGGCGCTCCAACCAAATCAGCCAACTCCGAAACAGACTTCAGTACTTGATCCGATAATTTCAAGTCAAATCCCATACTCATAAAGGCTGCATAATCCGGAAGATCGTATCGATGAGTTATTTTTGCCATTATGTCGTTTATTCGTATGCGTATGCGTTCGTACGATGCGTCTATTATAATATATATCGTTGTTTTATATCAATTTTAATCTACATAATAATAATAGAATCCATGTCATCGTCAATTATGGGGGGTAAATTATTTGAATTATATGCTAACAATGATAATGATAAAATATCCACATTTATTCAAGAAAATCTCTCGGTACGTGACTTGGAAAAGAACAAATACGGAGAAGTCTTTACGCCATATTCTTATATTTGCGATATATTGGATCAACTTCCGGTGAGTGTATGGAGTAATTCAGGATTACGATGGATGGAACCTGCGTCCGGTATAGGTAATTTCTGTGTAGTGATTTATATGCGCCTTATGGATGGACTTCATACGGTGATACCAAATATTGTAGAACGACATGTACACATATTACAAAACATGTTATTTATGGTAGAAATCAACGAAGATAATGTGGTGCGAACGAGAGATTTATTCGGACCGTTGGCAAATATTCAATGTAGCGACTTTTTAGATGAAGGGAATAAATATGGCACCATTGATGCAGATATTATTATCGGGAATCCGCCTTATCAAACTCCGAGAGACCATGCACGTAATAGTAGTAAAGGAGGTCAGATATTATGGGACAAGTTCATCCTAAAATCTCTCGAACTCTTGGATCGTAGAACGGTTCATAATGAATGCACCGAGAGATTTCTTTGTTTTATAACTCCGCCATTATGGCGAAAACCAAATAGCCCACATTGTCTATGGGGGAAAATGACGAGAGAAACGCGTTCATTACAGTATCTCCATATGATCGATAAGAAAACCGCAATTCGTGATTTACAAGTTCAACAACGAATGGACCTGTTTATTGTTAAAGTGAGCGTAAGCAACGGCTGCGGGGATGGTGGTCAATGTAAAGTCGTCACCAGTCCAGCTGATGGTGCTTATTTTAATACAATATCACCGAGAGATTGGCCATTTCTTCCCAATTCAGAATTCGAATTCATAAAGAGTATAATTGATCCTAATGGACCTGATCCTCATCGGGTCATCTATGATCGATCTGCATACGGAAGTGATCTGCCACATATGTCGCCAGAATACAGTGTCGGTAAATATATTTATCCGGTAGTTCATACGATGACACGTAAGGGGTTAGGTTTATGGTATTCTAATACAAATACACGCGGGAATGGGCATTTCGGAGTATCGAAGGTGATCCTGAACTTCAATGAAAAATTGTACCCATATTTGGACCACGCAGGAGAATATGGAATGGGACAATTTTCATTCGGAATACCAGTGAGGTCGGTGGAAGAAGGTGAGGCAATTGTCCGCGCACTTGTTTCGCCACAATTTCGGGCAGTTGTGAAGGCTACAAAGTGGGGAGCATATCAAACCGACCGACGGATGTTTGAGTATTTCCGCGATGGATGGTGGTGGTGCCTTCAGCCATTCAGTGAGTGAATAACAGACTTAAATATATACTGATATCATTATTAGACATATCCGACTTCATTCGTGACTATTACCCCGCATTATACTATTATGTCATCCGCCGACGATACTCCGTGTACATCTGATGTTATTGATAACGAAACGTCATCACCTGGCACAGCATCCTACCCTGAATTCAAAAATTGGGAAGATGTTGACGAAATATCTCCCGACCTTCTTCGTGGAATATACGCTTATGGCTTCGAAAAACCGAGTCATATTCAGCAAAAATCGCTTCTTTCAATTATTCAAAAGCGCGACGTGATCGCACAGGCTCAATCCGGTACAGGTAAAACCGGCGCTTTCACTGTAGCCGCACTTCAAAGCATCGACGTCACAAAGGCCAAGACACAGGTTCTTATCCTCGCACCCACTCGTGAGCTTGCAAAACAAATCCACGACGTTATCAGCGGCCTTGGTGCAATGATGGCTGGACTTACAATTCGTCTGTTAGTGGGTGGTACATCTACCGCTGATGATGCTGCAGAACTGCGTAAATCCGCGCCTCATGTAATCGTAGGTTGCCCTGGACGCGTCTTTGACATGATTCGCCGTAATAATATTCAAGGATCGAATGTTCATATGCTTATCCTTGATGAGGCAGACGAGATGCTTTCAGCTGGTTTCAATGACCAAATCTATAATATCTTCCAATACATGCCTTCTGATATTCAAGTAGTTCTATTTAGCGCGACAATGCCAACTGAATTGTATACCCTGACAGAGAAGTTTATGAGATCTCCTGTGAATATTCAGGTAAAAGCAGAACAGCTTACACTCGAGGGCATTCAACAGCATTACGTAGGCTTGGACGACGATGTTCAGAAATACTTGACGCTCAAGGATCTTTTCAAGACGATTTCGGTTTCACAATGTATCATTTTTTGTAATTCGACGAAGCGCGTGTCTGATCTTCATGAGGCGATGCTTTTTGACGGTTTCCCTGTGTGTTGCATTCATAGTGGAATGGAGAAGGGTGATCGCGACAAGGCGTATCAGGAGTTCAAGGCGGGTGTCCATCGCGTCCTTATTTCTTCCAATGTGACCGCGCGCGGTATTGATATTCAACAGGTGAGCACCGTGATCAACTTTGATATGCCACAGGATGTTCATATTTATCTCCACCGTATCGGTCGTTCTGGACGTTGGGGACGCAAGGGTGTTGGCATCAACTTTGTTACACGCCGTGATATGCGCATCAAGAAGGAGATTGAGGCGTATTATGGCACGATTATAACCGAGTTGCCAGTTAATTTCATGGACGGGATCTAAACTATATTAGTATTCCAATAATAGGGTTTAAAATGAGATTATTATTTCATTTTATACTGTAGAATCGATTTATAATGACGGGAGGTTGTTGTTTTAATGTATGTTCATTAATTACAGATGTACGTGAATCGGTTACGGATATACCCCGAGAACCGGATGAACTGAAAAAATTACTAATGGAAAATTTAGGGTTATCCAAACCAACTGCTGACTCTGAGAAGGCGTCTTCTTCGTCAGCGGGAGCAGCAGCGGTGGCGATCAATGCATTCAAGCCCCCCATTTCTTATACTGATCCAACAAAGCTGCATGAATTGCCGGTATCCATCATTGAAGATTTAGAGATGATACAACCAAAGCAGCACCAAACACCCGATGCATCAGTGTCAGTAAAAGGCCTTTACCATTATGTATTTTCACCCAGCTCGGTATACGGAACCGAACATTTGCCGATTTGGAGTAAGTATTATACTACCGATATTGAGTACTTGAAGCAATCACAAACGCTACTTGAGATGTTTGATGAACAATTACTGGAGCGAAATATTGCTCAAAACACAGAATGTAAAACATGTGTTGATTCATTCTCAACGATGAAAGAAACATGGAAAGAGTTTCGCGGAACAGGTAAAATCACGGATTTCAGAGAAAAATTCAGCTATGTTGAAACCCCCTTCCTCGCAAAATTAAATAATTCATCATCGTTTCTTCAATTCTTAAGTCTCTATAATATTTCATCTCCTGTGATTGCCTTATTAACACCAATCATTGTGCTTATTATCCCCTTCTTCGTCCTCATTATGCGCGGATTAGCTGTTTCAGTGACGGAATATATTGATATTTTAAAGACGATCATTAGTCAGCATTCCGTGGGTAGATTTTTGACACAATTTGATTCTGTTTCTGTGGAGCAGAAGATGTATATTTTGATGTCAGTGATCTTTTACTTTATCCAAATTTACCAGAATATTATGGCATGCATCCGATTCTATGACAATATCAAATTGGTTCATAAGCATATCCATACGATCCACGGATATCTCACTGCAACTGGTGTAAACATGAGCTATCTGATTCAAATGATTCAGACGTACCATTTGTCGACATACGAACCATTCCGTGAAGAGTTGAATCAGAAATATACACTTTTGACGGAGGTTACGAAAGCATTATCGGATATATCCCCGTTTGCTGTATCCGTTTCGAAATTCTTTCAGATCGGGTATGTCATGAAGAATTATTATTCACTGTTTTCACAAACCGACTTGAATGAGCTACTTGATTACAGTTTTGGCTTTAATGCATATATGGAACATTTGACCGCATGTAGATCATTTGTCATAAATGGAATGATCAAGAAATGTTCGTTTATCGTTAGTAAAAATGTGGATCCCGTTACGGCGACTGATGTGACACAGCCATTACCGCCAATTCCGGAATCAGACGCTGCTGCCGCCGACGAGACAGAAAAGAGCAATAACGAGAAAGAGGCGGATTTGCCTCCACCACCGCCTCCTCCGCCAATAATCAAAAATGGTATAACAAAATTGGTATCTCAGGTCTACGCTCCGCTTAAAGCACACGATACAATCAATGTAATCGCGAATGATATTGTCCTGGATAAACAACTCATTATCACCGGTCCAAATGCTGCAGGGAAAACAACCGTTATTAAAACCACGTTATTCAATATTATATTGTCACAACAAATCGGCTTCGGATTTTATGAACGCGCTGAAATCAACCCATATGATTTTCTTCATTGCTATTTGAATATTCCGGATACATCGGGTCGTGACAGTCTATTTCAGGCTGAATCGCGCCGGTGTATGGAAATTCTACGATGCATTATTGACAATCCTAAAAAACGCCATTTCTGTATTTTTGATGAATTGTATTCAGGCACAAACCCCTATGAGGCGGTTGCAGCAGCATACGGATACATCGACTATATATCCAAGAATCCGAATGTTGACCTTATTCTTACTACGCATTATATCGAATTGTGTGAACTCTTGGAGAAGAAGAACTCTGGCGCAGTTTCGAATCTTCATATGTCAGTGTCCCTGGATACAGGAGCGTATTTGTATAAGATTGCAAACGGTATTTCGTCTATTAAAGGTGGTTTGAAAGTTCTTCGTGATCTCGAATATCCTACCGAAATCGTGGAGAGTGCAAGTAAAATTATCCAGGGATAGAGCTTTTACTCCGGACAAGCAATATACTTTCGAAGTAAACGCTTATACGTGAAATAATCAGGATCTTCTGTAAATGTTACATTTTCAAGAACACGGATGTCATTATAAAATGACATGCATTGTTCTCTCGTCGGAGGCATGTTAGGTGTCTTTGAAACAGTATCATATATCACATTGATATTGGCACGAGCTTCTTCGTGTTTTTGTGTGAATTGTGCCTCAAAATATGATGCATTCAAGTAATTCATGAAATTCGCAAAGAGTATAACTACTTCGTTTGTTTCAGGTGCTCTGTTCGATATATTATCTCCAGTCACTCTATTTTCTACAATCATATTCTATAGAGCATAATTATCACTTACGTTTATATATATTTCAAACATGATAATATAACATTTATTAAATGACTTAAAAATGTTATGTAATAATATATATAACATTTTTAATGGATACAGCTACTGTAAATCCTGACGATAATATTATACCGACATTTGGAAAAAAACAAACTCAGTATTCATACGTGGCATGTTCGTTATTTTACCACTTTACTAGTAGTTATTTATTTTCTCTATTGTATGACCATTTTAACATATATGATAAACCAATACTTGTAAAGTTCGGTTTTGGATATTTAATCTTGAATGTTCAATATTCATTGATTTCGGAAATAATCGATTGGACTGCGGCTGATATATTTAAAAATATACCGTATTTAAATTCTGCAAAACGACCACAATTGAAACGACCAGGAAGAGTAGAAGGATATCTTACTTACTTTAAAAGATGGTCTGTTCCTCTATTCATGTTTACCACACTATGGTTCAACGAAGTTGTAAAAAATGATGTACCTATACAAAATATTCATAACTGGTTATCCAATAATACTCCTCAACTATTTAACAGTACCCATAATACTAGTAATCAAGTACATAACGTTACAACGTACATTGTATACTACTTACGTCTGGCTACAATTATTCAACTATCGTTAATTTTTGCAGATGTATTATATGGTGCATGGCATCACATGCAACACAAACATAAATGGCTTTATTACAAAACAAACCATCAGTATCATCACCAATTTAGATATCCGCTTGCTCGAGAATCTACATGGTTAGGTTTTATTGATTTGTGGGTCTCCTCAATTATGATTGGTCGTTGGAACATATCACTAATGACAATACTCCTTGGTGTTGATCTTACACCATTTGAATTATTTATGTGTATCAGTTACGTTCATGAAATGAACTGCAGTGATCATTGTGGAAAGGTGATGCCATATCACAACAGCGTTCCACTTTTGCCATTTTTAGAACAACCATTCGGCATTGGATACGCTGTTGAAGCACATGAAGCGCATCATAATTTAAATACAAAATCGTACGGTTTGCTCGGAGTGTATGATTGGATCATGGGAACATCACAATTTGCGGTCATATAAAATAATATTATTTACCAGAACTCTTATCAATGATTACATTCTTCGCCACCCGTTTAATAACCTTGGATATATTCCCGTCTTGGGCTCCATCCGTTATCGTTTTTGATAATTTGAAATACTTCACATTATCATTTGAATTACTATCCATGCATCGCGGATGTTGTGCCGCCCATTCACCCATAAGTCGCACGTTCTTATGTTCAACAGCAAGCACAGCATTCGTCATTTTCGCATGATCCGGGCCATCTTGTTCCCATTTATCCTCATCCTTCACATACAACGTCTCACGTTTAATATCGCTACAATGAACAGGTCGTTTGTGTAATTCGGTTTTATTAAGATTCGTGATTAAAATGTTCGACATACCTTCAACATACCCGAGTTTTCCAACACTTTCAAGATCATCTGTATTCAATTGAATCGAGTTGACGAAGTCTTTCATATTCATCGCATCTTTGCATTGTTCGTTGAGAAAAAACTGCAAGTTAAATGTTTGGTTGTAGCAGTTCGTCATATTGTTATTATTCGTATTATTATTGTTGATAACTGTCGTAGGACTTGCCACCATTGCTGTATTCGCAGCCGTCGCCGCTACGTTTGTCTTGTATAACTCGAGAATCTGTGTCTTGAATTCCTGGTTCATATCCATCATCGTATTTATCATATTCTTCAGTTCCTCCGTATTTTCAACTTTGGATGATTCAATTACTTTCACAATACACGACGATCCGTATTTCTTATTATGTCGCCATAACCCCGTTCGGTTAATATAAGGACGTTTGCAATATTTACATGCATAAGCGGCGGTCACGTGACCACGAACATCGATGGTAACGTGACCACTTTCGGATGAATGATGGTAGATAACATTATTTTCAGCGTCCTCGTTGTGAAGATCGATATGAACGATTTCTTTGATGGGTGTTTTTTGGGGGGTCGACGCGACGGACTTTTTCGAAGTCGGTTTTGGGGGGATGCTTTTCGAATCCGACCCACCAGAAACGCTGGAATCTCCCGAAATGAGACTGTGAATGTAGTTTTTACACTTGACGTTCTCAGAACATAACCGTTGATGCTTTGGTGATAAAAGATGGCGATTAAAATCAAACTTGTTATTGGTACTGATGTCACATGTATCACAATGGTACATTTACGTATTTTCAGTCTTGCGAAAAGTGTTGCCTAAATTTGCGGGTCTATAAAAATGTCCAATATTATAATGTCGGAGGATGGACGCGCCGGGAATGTCGAAAAAATTACAGTCACAAATTTTCATTCCGATCCAAAAAAGTTGTGACTGGTCAGTCACAAATTGCATATTTTTCGTGTTTCAAAAGTATTTTGGCCAACCCCCATTTTGGACATTTTTGTAAAACGTTGCGTAATGTTGCGTAGGAAGCAACGTTTTACGCAATGTCCAAAATGGGGGGGTATGACCAGACCCAGAGGGATAATCAATGGTTTTATTGAAAATATTCCAATTTTAAACGAAATATTTTCGGCTGAAAAGTCTCTTTTCGAATGAAATCCGATGGGCTAGACCGGGACTTTTTGAATAAAAACCATGTTTTCAAACGAAATATTTTTGGCTGAAAAGTCTCTTTTCGAATGATTTTTTATGGTTTGAATCGTGGACTTTTGAATTTAAACCGACATAAAACCAACCAATGGATTATATTCAACTTCGTTTATTCTGATCAAAAAACATCCTAGGGTATTATATTAGATCTGTGATAGAATGGAATTTAGTTTTTTGACGATTATCATTAGTTTAGCGGTTTGTTCGCTTTTAATATATGCAGTATTTCAGTATACAAAGGTACGTTTGAATGTTTTAGAACAATCGCAGAAAGAACAGGCGCTTATTTTACAGCAATTTATAGAAGAATCTTCGACGGATATACATCGATTATACAAACTTTCTGCAAATAATGGAAACCAAATTCAACCCCAAGGAAGTATTATACTGGAGTATGCAAATGATCTCGAGAATGAGAAACATGAAATGAATAGGAATACGTCGAATAAACAATCTGTTTATAACGAACCTCATATGATTCATTTGGATACGGCTTTTTTTCAAAACAAAAAAAGTAATCTCATCGAGATTTCTTCGGACAGTGAAGATACGACAGACAGCGACAGTGCGAGCGACAGCGCCAGCGAAAGCGCGAGTGACATCTCGAGTGACAGCACAAGCGGAAGTGAAAGCGACAGCGGAAGTGATAGCGAAAGCGACAGCGGAAGTGACAGCGACAGCGGAAGTGAGATTGACGTTAACGAAGATAAGATCCATCCAGAAGTTGTTACAGAAGTGGTTGAAACAAACGTATCTGAAGTTATTGAAGTTCATTGCGACGTTGAACCGCATTCAAGCGATATAAAACTGGTTACTGTTGATTTAGGCACCATGCAAGATCAAACTATTCCTGCAAAATCTACACCAGAACGAACAAACGATGTGCTATCCATGTTACATAAAAAGGCAGTGGCAGATGAAATAGTCGTATGTGAAGTCGCGGCTTCGGATCCGGTTCCTGACAGTACTCATTCATCGGAACCTGTGCATGCACCCGCACCGTCGCCCACACCTGCTCCGACATCGTATTCAAGTATGTCCGTCCCAGAACTACGACAACTGCTTAAGGAAAAATACAAACATCAAACCGAAAAACATCCAGAAATCCAAAAATTAAAGAAAGCAGAGTTAATTTATGCATTACAAACCTCTTCGGTTTAACAGAGCTTAGTATATTTTTATTCTAATGTTATACATAATAAACATAATGTCGCAATCACAACCTCATTGGGCCAAGAATTTTAGTTCAAGTCATAATGTGTACTTTGATTTTCCTCCGCTCATGAATGACGGGCGCAACTTTTCTGGATGGCAGCCTGGAAACGCTGTAAACGAATCCATTCGCCGTTCTGAAAATATCAAAACAAATTGGGATTATCGTAGATATTTAACAACAAATGCTGACCAGATTATGACACTCAATCGGATTGATGCTGTGAATATGTCTGGCCATGGATCGTTTGAAGTCAGTGCTTATGAGCAGGAAAACCAGCGCAACGTACCTTTTATGTATGCTTCTGTTATGGATTCGAGAGAACCATTTGGTTATGTTCAGAGCGACTTAAAGGATACATATCTCTCGAGAGAAGCACTTCAAGCGCGTATGGTTGCTCCAGAAATTACACAAGAGCAGATACTCGAATTTCAGCGTCAACAGAAAGCCGGTGCGAACGCACAAGGACAAGGACATTAAGATATAAACCTTACTTTGTAATCATTGTTATATTCAATCATTACAAGGATGCGTATCATCAGTTTTGATGTAGGTATGAAAAATCTAGCGTATTGTTTATTCAAGATCCCCGATGTCGGCGCAATCACTGGTTTAACCCCATCAGAGCTTATTCACCAAATCAAAATCGAGAGATGGGATGTGATCGATTTACGATTCGAACCCAATCTCTCGGATACAGTAAATACAGAATCCGCTCCACCTACGCCAAAACGGACATGTATCAATGACACAAAATTAGCGAAGTGGATGTATATACCTGCTCCGACATCAACCACTCAACCGTTATTATATTGTTCGAAATGTTCAGAAAAATCCAAATATAAAACACCTTCTCGAGAGATTTTACCAATCAAGCGCAAACCTGAACTGTTGTCAAAAAAGAAACTCGGCGAGCTCATCGATATTAAGGCAAATATCTCGACACATATAAATCCAAGCGGCAACAATAGCGGACAACCAGAAGCCGCCACCAATCTAAAGTTCCGTAAAGTCGACCTTATTCAAGAAATTACAATGACGTTGTCGAGAGATTACATGGAACCGTTTGATGAAAATAAGTATTCATGTTACATCGCAGGAACAGTGCCGCCATCCAAACCTAAGAAGGCGAATTATACCTATGCACACGACTTGGATCTCATTACATACGGGCGTAACATGATGAAACATTTAGACGCGATATTGTATTCAACCACGACATCGTCTGCGACGAATACACCAATCGACATGATGATCATTGAGAATCAAATCAGTACGCTCGCATCACGAATGAAGACGCTTCAGGGTATGATCACGCAGTATTTCATTATGAAACACATCCAAAGAATCGAGTTCATTTCGGCATCATGCAAACTAAAACTGTTTACAGATACGAGCTTAGATCTAATGAATACTGAGACTGTTTATGTAGACGCATCAACATATGCTGACCGTAAAAAGTCGGGTATCAACGTATGCCGATCACTCGGCGAAATCTCTCGAAAACACAATTCAGATTATGCGAAATGGATGTCCGTATTCGAAAATCATAAGAAGAAAGACGACCTCGCAGATTGCTTTTTACAAGGTTTATGGCGGGTTCATTTGTTGAAGACAGGTATAACAGATGGGAACTAATGCGGTATGAATGAAATATTAAAGTATTTCTTTTATTCATACAATTTCAGTATAAAGATTGTTTTCGTAGTTGTATTATACTCCATATCATAAAATACGATGGCGGAAGAAATTGATTTAGGTGCATTGGATACAATGCCAACATTTACATTTGGCGGTAGTAAATCCGGTGGCGGAAGTAGTAGTGCCGGCGGCAGTGGTGGTGGTTTTGGTGGTGGAATTGAATTACTCATGAATAACAAATTCAAAGATAATGATCGCAAGAATAGTGGCGGCGGAGGCGGCGCTGGTGATATCGATTTAAGTGAATTGACTGCACTTGAAAATGAACTGAATGATTTGAGTAACGTTTCAAAGCGTAGTGACGGTGATGGTGATGGTGGCAGGGGTGGAAGCAGCGGGGGCGGGGGCGGCGGCGGAGGATTTTTGAGCGGAATATTCAACTTATCAAAATCTGATGGAGATAGTGGTAGCGGAGCAAATGAAGGTGGAATTCATTTAGGACAGTCAACATCAAATACCGATGCAGATAATCGCACCTGGGATGGATATGGCAAGTTCAATAATATCCCACTTGACCCCGATGCAAATGTTGATCCGACTCCCCAGTTGTCCAAAGAGGATATGCTGAAAGAGAAATTCAAGCTTCTTAGAAAGTTGGAAGAATTGGAGCAGAAGGGAGTTCAGCTTACGAAACGGTATTCGATGGACTCTTCTTACGCAGAGATGAAAGGTGAATATGATACGCAAATGGAGGAGCGCGAACGCCAGAATAGCATGAAATTCCAAGGAAAGATGCTTCTCGCTTGTATTACTGGACTCGAGTTCTTGAATAACAAGTTCGACCCATTTGATCTGAAACTGGATGGCTGGTCAGAGCAAGTCAACGAGAATCTCGGAGAATATGACGAAATTTTCGGTGAACTTCATGAGAAATACAAGTCGAAAGCTAAGATGTCGCCGGAGTTGAAGCTACTATTTCAGCTAGGCGGAAGCGCGATTATGCTTCATATGACGAATACGATGTTCAAGTCGGCTCTTCCAGGTATGGATGACATCATGCGCCAGAACCCAGAGTTGATGCAGCAATTTACACAAGCAGCGGTTTCATCGATGTCGAATAATACAGGAGGTGCAGGTGGCGGCGGTGGTGGCGGTGGTGGTGGCCGAGGATCTGGCTTTAGTAATTTCATGAGCGATATTATTGGTGGAAATGGAAGTATGGGTAGAAGCAACGACTTACCTCCTTATGTACAACAACGTCCACCTCCTCCACCTATCGCAACGAAAGGACCCGTTGCACCTCCTCCTCCAGTACGCCCAGGTGCGACAGCGATGCCAACTCCGATGTCAATGCCGGAACAAAAGTCGCGTCGTCCAGAAATGCGCGGCCCATCTACGGATGTTTCAGATATGATGTCGCGCCTAAAGACAAAGACGATCAATATTCAACCCTCAGGAACTAGCAGTAATGTCAGCGCCCAACAAGAACAAGGAAACTCTACCCTTCAAAATATTCTGTCAGGAATGACAGGATCAATGGCTTCCGGCGGTGATGGTGATGACATTTCGCTTGAACCAACAGTAATAAATGTATCTAATTTAGGAGATATTCCTCAAGAGTCCGCACCTCATAAATCGAAACGAAGGCCGAGATCAGAGAAAAATACTGTGAGTATGGACCTTTAGGTGCTAAACGAATATAAACATTATGTCACTATAAATAATAGCACATAGCACAACACGTTAATACTAGTGATATAATGTCTAGCCCACAATTCAAATCCATATGTACTCAGAACGATATGAGACTTGGTAAAAATCCTGAAATGAAACTATTTACATTGGAATACAACTATAACAATCCAAATTTCAATATCATATCGCTCATTAATATCAACCTCCATAAGTTACTTCATGAAGTGAATAAAGATATCATTGACGTAATCGACATTCAGCCTCATCCAACCGATCCATCTGAGCACAATATTTTATACCAATTCCGCGATATTGGCGGGGATTTAGGCGGTTTCAAGACCTACATGTATGTCAATACAAAAATTTCAAAGAGATATGCTAACAATGGAAACACCGAGATCATTTTTACAAGTAAGAGTATTCCATATGACTATCATTCACATCTTGTCGAACAGAAATATAAACTTTTGGAGTACCCTCTCTATATTCAAAAATACATTTATCAGGAAGCATCGGGTAACTCATCACCAGTCTCAAATATACAAGTACTTCATATGTTCAAACTTAAACCCGATAATGAATCTGAACTCACTGTGGCAATGGAAAATGCAATTGGTATTCTTATTAAAAAAATGTATTTTCGATTGAAGGTTGCGATTGAAAACCTTCGATCATAAATAATTATAATAAATAACAATCTTTAGCGTAATATGTATTAGAATAATACATATTATATAGTTATACGTATACAAACATAATACAACTATTATGGACGACTTGTTGAACGAATTTATACAATACGAAAAACAGTATTTGACTAATGAAAATGTCAACAAGGAATATGATAAAGACCGAGCATTTGAGTCTGTACGTGAAAAAGAAGAGTATGATAATTATGTTGAACGGACAAAGGAATATTATTATAAAATGTCAGTTAGTGACTTTTTTACTGCAGTATGGTTTACCATGTCGTCGTGTTACATTTGTTTATCTGAGTATCTAAAATACAAAATCAGATGGAAAACACGAACAAATGCAGTAATTGACTTGAGTAAACGTCTTGCTGCAAAAAATATGATGTATGTCAAGATTTTCCAGGCTTTCGCAACAAATCGAAACATTGTGTCTACGGAGCTCAATCAATTCTTTAGTGAATATACTGATAATGTAAGTTATACATCAGAAGAATATGATGTTAATGATTTGAAAGAATTAGAGGCTAGATCAACAGAATGTTATCCGTATATTCAACTTAGAATTGTGAATGATTATACTCCAATCAAATCGGGTTTAATGTCACTTATATTTAAAGCTTACATTGGTAACAATGATGATACACCAGTTGTTATTAAATATCTTCGGAAGAATATTAGTAAAAACTTTAATTCATCAATGAATAATCTCGTTATGTTTGCTAAAATTACATCTTATTTACCATATTTGAGAACACTTAATGTAGAAAATCTTATTCTTCAAAATATCGTTTGTTTAAAAGATCAAGTATGTTTTACAAAAGAACTTGCAAATATTACGACATATTATAATAGATGGAAAAACTATGAATTTGTAAAAATTCCTAAACCATATCATGATTTCACAGAAAAACTAAACCCAGATATTGTAGTCATGGAATATATTGATGGAATTAAGATATCTGAAGTTGACCCCGAAGACTATGATCAATTCGGAAAGGCTCTTGCTGCATTTAATGGAACAGCTGCATTTTGTAGTTCAGTGTATCATGGTGATTTACATCCAGGTAACATTTTGTTTATAAAAGAACGACGCACACGAATAGTTGAAAGTACCAATACAGAAACCATAAACAATGATGTTAATGTAATAGATAATGAAGATACATACTTTGTACATAAAATAGGTGTTATAGATTTTGGAATTATTGGAAGATTATCTCGTGAAGACCAAGAAATATTATTTAAGTCATTAAAGATGATATATCAACGAAAGTTCAATAAAATTGTAGAACTTATCATAAGTTGTGAACTTTCTGAACCTGCAAATACTAATATAGACAGTTCTATTGTGAAAAAAGACTCTAAAAAAATGGATAAACTTCGCAAAGAATTAAAACAAGTATTGGTTGAATATACGACACCTGATATAAAGTTCTTTGGTGTGTCTGAAATATATACAATCAATTACATTTTGAATAATTATGGATTGATGTTCAAACGATCACTGTATCGGTTGTTTATTACAGTAGCGATTATGGATTCGATCGGAACCCGACTTGGAACCAAAATGAGTTATATGCAATATATGACAGATATGGTTGTTGAAATATTCAATATCAAATTAAACGAGCCAGATGAAGATGATGATGATGAGGAACAGGAAGAGGAACAGGAACAGGAAGAGGAACAGGAAGAGGAACAGGAAGAGGAACAGGAAGAGGAAGAGGAACAGGAAGAGGAACAGGAAGAGGAACAGGAAGATGGTGATGATAACGACCACGCAGAATAAACTAACATAAATCAATATTAAATAACCATTAATAATATTGATTACAACACAACATGAAAATCGGAATTGTCGGAAACGGATTTGTAGGTCGAGCGACTCAAATCTTCGCAAAGAACTATTTTGCAAGAGACGATGAGCATGACACGAATACTGAGAGATATGAAATTCTTCCAGATACAGCCAGCACTCCAGCGAAACCAAAGTCAGAGAGACTAACTATGACAACACAAAGCGGCGAGAAAATAACACTTCCGTTTTTCAAACGTTTCTTTTTCAAACCAATTACAGTATACATTTATGATATACGCCCTGAAGCATGTCAACCACCAGGTATCACACTAGAAGAACTTGACAAAGAATGTGATCTTCTCTTCTTTTGTCTCCCAACACCTCTTCATCATGACGGTTCGTGTTATACTAAGATTTTAGAAGATACAATTTCCCGATGCAACAATCCATTCAAGATTATTCGCAGTACAATCCCCGTTGGTTTCGCGGCAAAACACGGATGCTATTTTATGCCGGAGTTTCTTACGGAAGCAAACTGGGAGAATGACTTTCGAAGCACGAAAGAATGGGTGGTTGGAATACCAATGAATTCACGTGCGACAATCATGTCGTCAATGACATCTGAATCCGCAAACACATCAGTAATGGTTGTATCTGAATTGCGACATGACGAGTTCAAAAAACGTATAACCAAACTTATCAAACGCAGTTATAAAAATAGCGCAATCGATTCATCCACAATCACATTTTGTGATACAAACGAAGCAGAGATGCTGAAACTGATGAAGAACTGTTTTCTTTCAGCGAAGGTAAGCCTAATGAATGAATTCTATGATTTTTGCGATGCAACACATACGGATTATAAAACTGTTACGGAGCTGGCAAAAAAAGACCAACGGATGGGAACGTCGCATTTTCAAGTCCCAGGACCAGATGGCCGTCGCGGTTTCGGTGGCACATGTTTCCCAAAAGATACACACAGTTTGTATTGTCAAATGAAAGCGCATGACGTCCACCCCCACGTATACCCGGCGATTCTGGCGCGTAATGATACCCACGATCGCCCCGAACGAGAATGGTCACGTGACGTCTGGCGCACAACGATACCGCTTCCAAGCCCGGAGTCAAAAGTCGTCGTTGTATTTACAGATGTTTCAGTCACACCTTCATCGAATTCAATGTACCTCACTGATATTATCCGCACCAACCTTGCGAAGAATAACGTAGTGATCGAAGTGGCACGTGGCCTTCTTGAAAGCAAGATAGTTCATTCGTTTACAGATACAGTTAATCGAGCAAATCATCTCGTGAAATATCATAACGATTCATCTGCGCCATTATTTTTTCCGCGGGTGGATGAATGCTACTACATCCCACATTATAGCCACACAACTTACGAAACAATGCGCGAAGTATCATGTGTCATTGATTTATGGAACAATCATAAAGAAATGACACTTCATGTTATTAAACGATCAACCTTAAACACACATGAAATCGTATCGAGTAGATGTAATGAAGAATACGAAGAAAGTGGAACAGAAGGGTTTGATAGTGATAATGAGACAAATACACACGCCGCGTCAACAACATTGGATTATTGTAAGATCATTGAAGAGTATTATCATTCGAAGATTTCGAACCAACCAAAGCAGGGGCGGAAGCTGGTCGTGCTTTTTTGATTTCGGTTTTATTACTACTACTGATATTATGGTAGCGGTTTCTTTTTATCGTCTTACGTAGTTTTTCTTTTGTAAACCTACGTCTGGTAGTATTTATTTTGGATTTCATACGATGTTTCTTTCGGGTGTGGGAACCGCCTCCCTCTCCTGCCAATAATGCTGTATTACGACGCGCGGCAGCTTGTTTTTTTTTTAAGTCGGCAGCTCTTGCCGAAACAGGTCTGGGAACAGATCGGCCTTGTAAATGAGGCAAAGGGCCGCGAGTCGCAGTATCTACTGACGCAATAAACGATTTCCATTTAGTGTTAAATCTTTGTAAATTAAATATTTGTTCTTCAACAATAAGTTTATAAGTACTAGGATTAGGTTCACGAACCACAACCGGCGCTCTGCTCGCGCTTTCTGATTTTAAAGGGTTAATGAATATATTTATATAAAAAATATTAGCAGCATCAACATTGTTAAATACACCAATAAATACATTATATATCATAAAAAGTATATCATACATTAAAGTATAAGTAATAACCGCTGATGTAGGATTATGAAGTAGACATGTATTTATAGCAAATATTATTAACATATTTAACATATAGAAATACGGATTAGTAGTATTTATAGAAGCTATGTTGTTAATTCTTTCACTTATTTTGTCTAACATTTTTGCGAATATTTCATTTTGAGTTCCCTTTTCATTCCATCCTATCATTTTGAATATATCTTTGTTTTCTTTTATCGTACCACTTTGTAAATTTTTGGCATCGGGGTTACTTCTTGTAAGTTCTTGATATATTGATTTAAAAACTTCGGCTTTTTTTGCGGATTTAACTGATAAAAGTCCATACAAACTATTATATAAATCCATACATTTTTTTTGAGGTTCTGTTTCTTGAGGTTCTGCTTTTTTAGATTTTGCCAGAGTCTTATCTATATACATTAAAATCTTATCCATTATAGTAGTTTTATTTCTAGCAGTATATAATGCAATTTTATATTGAGTGTTTGACTGTTCCTCCGTTGGTTGAATGAAAGGTACATATTTAGTCTTTTTGTCTAGAATTTCTGTGCGAACAATATCAGTATTACTTTCTAATAATTTAAGAACATCTAATTCGTGGGTTTGTTTTAATGATGTTAAAAATTTAATAGTGCTATCCTGTGTAATCCTAGAAACTTTTAATCGGTAAAATTTATTGCCATTACCTCCGGTTTGGTTCATATGTCGGTTGCCTCCTCCTCCACCTTGATCTAATGACTGGCTTTCATCGAAATCTGCTAGAATTAAATCACTATCATCACTACCGGTTGCTCCTTCCATATAACCAACTATACGTCTTCTTTCAACTCGTGATAACTTATCTAAAGTTGAACTTTCCCGATCTGGTGATGGTGATAGTGATACAGAAGAAGCCTTGGCCTCAGCGGCTGCCTTGACTTCATCAGCAGCCTTCGCTTCAGCGGCTGCCTTCGCTTCAGCGGCTGCCTTCGCTTCAGCGGCTGCCTTCGCTTCAGCGGCTGCCTTGGCTGCTGCAGCAGCCTTCGCTTCCGCAGCAGCCTTAGCTTCCGCAGCTGCCTTCGCTTCAGCAGCAGCCTTAGCTTCAGCGGCAGCCTTCGCTTCAGCGGCTGCCTTAGCTTCAGCAGCAATCTTAGCTTCAGCAGCAGCCTTCGCTTCAGCAGCAGCCTTGGCTTCAGCAGCAGCCTTCGCTTCAGCGGCTGCCTTGGCCTCAGCAGCAGCCTTGGATTCAGCCGCAGCCTTTGCTTCAGCAGCAGCCTTAGCTTCAGCAGCAGCCTTGGCCTCAGCAGCAGCCTTAGCTTCAGCAGCAGCCTTGGCCTCAGCAGCAGCCTTGGCCTCAGCAGCAGCTTTGGCTTCAGCAGCAGCCTTCGCTTCAGCCGCAGCCTTAGCTTCCGCAGCAGCCTTAGCTTCAGCAGCAATCTTAGCTTCACTGGCAGCTTTGATCTCAGCGGCGGCCTTCGCTTCCGCAGCAGCCTTAGCTTCCGCAGCAGCCTTTGCTTCAGCAGCAGCCTTCGCTTCAGCGGCAGCCTTAGCCTCAGCAGCAGCCTTGGCTTCAGCAACAGCCTTCGCTTCAGCAGCAGCCTTGGCCTCAGCAGCAGCTTTGGCTTCCGCAGCAGCCTTGGCCTCAGCAGCAGCTTTGGCCTCAACAGCAGCTTTGGCTTCCGCAGCAGCCTTGGCTTCAGCAGCAGCCTTGGCCTCAGCAGCAGCTTTGGCCTCAACAGCAGCTTTGGCTTCCGCAGCAGCCTTGGCTTCAGCAGCAGCCTTGGCCTCAGCAGCAGCTTTGGC